CAGTAGTGCAGTTTACTTCGATTCGTGTTGGATTAGGCATTAGAGACTCCATATAGGTAGGCGGTTGAGTATTGGGCTAGATTTCCATTAGCTGCAATAATTGTAATTTGGTTTATTGCGGCACTATTAGACCAGAGTCCCGCATAAAATACGGCCTCGGCGGCTGTTGCATTATTTTCCGACACTGAATCTACCGAATATGATTTATTAGTGGAACCAGCATAATTTGGGATATAAATATCGGTACTCCCAAAAGTTGAAGCGGTAGCATTTGCGGCTGGTAATGTTCCAGCGTAATTAGTTTCTGTTCCTGATATAGGTGCGCCACTTCCTGCACCATATAAATAGCGACCAGTAAAAGATGCGCTAGATGTATTGAACTTAATTTGATAAAAATCATGTACAGCGGCTCTAGTTCCTCGTCCACATATTTTAACCACTAAATCCGTATAGGTGCTAGGAATTGATGAGAAGTCAATCGATGCTGCCCCACCTGAACCTACTGTGACGGCTGATCCGATTTGAGTAAAAGTAGGCATTACTCCGCCTTTATCCCGTAGAGAGTGAATGTAGAGCCTGTAGCAATGTTAGAAGCCGTGTCGATTGTAAGAGTTAGAGAGGTAATAGCGGCAGTGTTACGCCATAAGCCGACTACGGCATTCGTTACTAAACTAGCTCCAGAATATCGTGAAAGGGTTGTTTTGTATGTAGTAGTGTTAGCGTAGTTCATTATATTTATAATGCTCAAAGCGGGATCTGTTGTATTTCCTACAGTGATCGCGGCCGAATATATTGCTGGAGAGTTAGTATCTCGAGCAGAAGAGGCGGACGATCCATTGCCTTCTATAAGAGTTTTTGAGTAATTGTTTCCCGTATCGCCGTTAAATTGTAGGTAAACATTTCTTGGCGTGCTGCTCGTGTTTTTTATATTGCAGACTAGGACTAAATCCGTATATCCTGAGAATGAATTGAATGTCACAGCGGTCTGAGAACTTGGTGCCGTGTAGGTCTCTATCTTGTCATAAGTTGCAGTCATGATTACCCCTTAATTCCATAAAGTGCGAAGTGTGAGTATTGGTCAATATTTGGAGCGCCGTTATATTGCAAAGAGATACCAGTAACAGCCGCTGTATTTAGCCAAAGGTTAGAGGTAAGACTCACTACTCCGCTGCCGTTAGCGTCAAAGCCAGCTAGGCTTCGGATCGTCTTATATTTATTAGTATTTGTATAATCTAGAAAGTCAATAACTCCAGCGGAATAAATGCTCGTCCCTGCGCCTGCTGTAAAGTTTATAACCGCGCCTGGGAAAGTGCCAGTGGTTGCGCCTCCAGCTGTTGCCGATCCGCCGTCTCCTTGCAAATAGTGCCAAGTATAATTCGAGGCAGAAGAGTCAGAATTTAAGCGCACTTCGAAATATTGAGCCGTCGAGACATCTCTAGATAAAAATCTAAGTTGCAAGTGTTTATAGGTTGCAGGGATTGAAGTAAAAGATATAGAAGATTGACCGCCTGCGCCTACTGTTACAGTCTGGATCGACTCATAAGAATTGGTTGAGGCGGCTACCCCTGCATCCAGTATCGCCGCGATGTTGTTGAGCATTACCCAATAGCCCCAACGACGTACCAAGTATCGGTGCCAGTCTTAATGCAGGCTGCGCTTTTATATTGAGCAAGGGTAGGAGCCGCCGCTACTGCGCCAGCTGAAAGGATTGTGGTCGTGCCAGAAGTTACAGCTGAGATCGTGCAGACGCCTGCGCCGATGTTTAGGACTGTGAGGACAGTACCGATAGGGAATGCCACTGATGCATTTGTAGGGATTCTATAGGCAATCGCTGTCGCCTTATTCATGAGCTCGATGACCTGATAAGCGTCGGCAATGACAGCCGTATAGTCAGCAGTCTGAGCTGCGCCTACAGTAAAGGCTACTAGCCCGTTATAGTCTGCGGCTGTAAAGATGTCGCCCGTTGTCGCTGGAAAGCCTTCTGCCATGATTTTCTCCTAGTATCCCATAATGGATTGTCCGATTATACCGTAAGTCGATGATCCGATGATGAATCCCTCGACTATAGGCTCAAGTGTTGTTACTGTGCATTTCATTGAATTAGGGGTGATGTCCCATGCCAAGCCCTGCACCTGCAAGGTCTTCACGATTGTACTGCCGTCTGGTTGGACGTTAGTAATCTTCACATTGTCAAAGTAATCGAGGCCGATCATGGTATCGGTAGGGACTGCTGTATCAAGTAGATCAACCGTCATCGCATCGATGCGGATCGTGGTCTCTGCTCTAGTTGCCACGTATATCTTGGCAATGTCTAGGACTTGAGCATCTGTCTCTGGAATCATCTCTGTGACTGTGGTGCCATGTGGGAAGTATTTAGCCGATGAATCAACGTTCACGGCGGTCTGGGCTGTGCCGCCAATGCGTGTCATGCTTGCCTGATTGACGATCAGTTTATCATCGAAGGCGTACTTAAGATCAGAGTAGGGAATCCCTGTTGTCTGATTGAACTCAATAGGTGCAACCGCTAAAGATCCCACGACATCGGTGCGATCCTTAAACTCTGCTGTGCCGTCTGTGCGTATAAAGAATGCACCCTGTTCTGCGAACTCTGCCGCCTTAAGAGCTGCAAGGGATGTTCGAGCTGTGCCTGGATCTGCCTGGACTGTTGTGCTGCCTGTGTCTGTAATTCGCATCGATGTAGGGAATGAGACTTGATCGAGGATCTTAGTAATACGGGTGCCAGTGGTCTGGCCTGCTGTTGCCCCTGAGACAGTGGAGACGTTAGCCATCTGAAAGAGTCTAAAGGCATCGGAACAGATGATATCTACGTAGCCGATCTCCTGCCCTGTTGGGTAATAATACTTATAGGAATCTACATAACCAGAAAAGAGAAAGTGCTGAGTGGTCGCCGTAGTAGCAGCTACTCGGATCTTACGGAGTGGAGTGAGATAGCCAAAATAGGGGCTAGAAGCATTCTGCGGATTGAAGTATGAGTCAGGGTCTAAGACTCGGACCGTACAGCTACCGGACTCGTACGTGTCGCGCATGATGTTTCTTCCACGACTGATTTTAATGGATCGAGTGACGCTACTGAGATCGACTACAGGGTCAGGGACTTCTGTAGATGCAAACTGTGAGACACCTATTACGCCGTTAATCGGGTCGCCGATAGTAAAGGGGTAGCCAAACGTAGCCCCTTGGCTAAAGTCGAAAGATACCGAGATAGTGGCTGGAAGGGTCATAGTGCGATAGCACCCTTAGCGCCGAATCTATTTGTCTGGCTAAATGATCCAGAGAGTGAGTCGTTAATCTGACCATCGCGGATTGCTCCCCCGACTGTCTGGCCGTCAAGTTCTACGGTGATGTTTATCTGTGGCACTGCTGCGCTTCTGCCACGTAGGTCTTCAAGGCCTAGGGCTCCACCAACTGCGCCTGCGCCCATGTCGTTGAAGCTAGGGATCACAGCGCCTTGTCCGCGTAAATCTTCTAAGCCTAGGGCTCCGCCGATTGGTCCAAGGTTAGGGATTTTCCAATTACGGTAAGGGTTAGGAGCTTCTGGAGTAGCGAGTAAGGCTAGTTTCAATTCGTTGTTACGTTTGACCGCTGCTTCTAAATCTTTGGCAAGTTTCTCTGCAAGTGTGCCGTTACCTTCGAGGATGGCCTTCTGTAATTCTAAAGAGATGCGATCTGTTTCGCTGATCTTACCCTTGAGTGCTGCCTCGATACCGATGAGGTCAAGGTTAAGAGTCTTTGAGGCCTTCTGTAAGGATAGGTTCTTCTTCTGCAAAGCTAGAGACTTTGCTTGCATTGCTGCTAATTGTTTTGCACGCTTGGCGGCTTCTTCTTCTGCTTTCCTGCGAGCTGCCGCATTAGGATCTTCGGGCATGGGGCCAAGGGCTGAACTAGGATATCCGCCCATTCTCACAATTGCTGCAATGCGAGCGCGTTCTGCAATTCGCTCTTCATTTCCAGTAAGACGATCTAAGAAGTCAGTAATCTGACCAGCGAAACCAGCCTCAGGACCCGAGGTCGCAGTTGCAAAATTCTTTAACTTACTTGCAAGTTTTCCTATTTCTACAATTACGTTTGCAGTATTTGTTGCAAATGTTTGCATGCTTATGGCTAATTGATCTATTGTCGTATCACCTGAAAGAATCATTAAGGCATCTATTAAACCTTTACCTATGATCTCTTTAGCTTCACCCGCTGCGGTAGATAAGACTCCCATCTTGCCAGCGAAAGTCTCTAGATAGGCTGCATTAGATCCCTTGAACTGGTCGCCAAGTTGTTTCTGAATATCAGTAAAACTCATAGTAGCTAATTCAGCTTTGGTTAGACCAAGTTTATATTTGTTTAATCCTTTAGTCTGTCCTACATAGGCTTTAGTTAAATCTTCAACGACGGTCTCATAATCAACGCCAGAACCGCGAGAGATGTCTAGGGCTTGAGTAAGTAATTCGGTGGACTTAGCAACCGAGCCAGTAGTTTGTAATAGCTTCTGCATCGCTGGGCGAAGTTGGTCATCTGTAACGCCAGAGGCCTTCGATAGTTGAGAAATAAACTCCTCGATGCGTGGAGTCTCAAAGGCTAAACCTAAGTTCTTAACAGATTGAGCAAGTCTTACTGCTGCCTGCTCGTCTTCAATGAATGCCTTGGCTGCATTCTTGGCAAACTTGAGAAGCTGCTGAGCGCCGAAGGTTGCCGCTAGTGCGCCGCCTAACCTCTTTACGCCTTTTTCTAAAGTGCTAGTGGCTTTACCTGCTTGGTTAAATGCCTTCTGGCCTTTGAACTCGCCAATAATCGGGATGCGTAACTCAGCCATTGTTGCCTCTCGCGTTAAACTTAGCGGCAGCGGTTTCCAGTGCCTTAATCACGCCAGCCTTTGCCTTGCCCTCATCTTGCTCGTAAGCCTTAAACATGGCACGGCCTGACATCTTGCCTCGGCCTGTGAGTTGTCCTGAGAATCGAGGCGTGAAGTTGCCAGAGATGCCTGACTTACGTCCAGCGGTTTCAACAATCGCACCTGCTGCGGTCTTGTTGTGAATCGATACAGTCTGGACCCAACCATTACGATTAGGCTTGGTCGGTGTCAGCTTGTAACCGATGCCTCGACGTGCTTCGCTTGCGTCGTACATTGGGAACTTGGCCGTCTTAACTTCATGCTTGACGAATCCAGAAGGTGCATCTGAGTTAGATGGCAAGAATCCGCGAGCCTTCTTTACCAATGGCTTTAAGAATCCCACCATCTCGTCACGTGTTTCTTTGTCGAGATCGGGCGCAAACTTCTTAAGGGCTTTGCGAAGGTCACTAGCGCCTTTTAGCTCTGTAGGCATCTGCTTGCTCCTTCGCTCGGTCTTTCAATGCTTTCAGTAACATCTGGAGCATTGATGAATCTAAATTGATTAAATCTTGTGGAGGGATAGCCGTCTCAATGCTCAAGCGAGCGATGAGATAGTGGATGCTATCCCTGCCTAGGCCAAAGGGTCAGACTCTGCAACCTCTACACTCTTTAGAGTTTCGAGAAAGTCTGCGCCGAATGGCTTGACTGTGACTCCACTTAGTCGAAGGCCTTCCCATGCCAACCAATAAACGTCTGACTGCTTTTCATCATCGCGAAACGCTTTGTGAAATCCCTTTTTGGCATATAACTCGAACGCGTATTCGAGTCGAGGAGTAATCTCGATCTCGGTAATGCTGTTGTCTGCCATTGTGACGATTAACTTTGCCATGCTGTGCCCCTTTGTTTAGTTTCTTAGAATGTGCCTGTAGTAGCAACTACTGTAGTGCCTGATACGTTAAATGTCAGGCTCTGAACTGCTAGATCAGCAACTGCGCCATTGATGTCTGTGGTGCCGTTGATGAGGCAGGTCATTGTGTAGAGAGGGTTAGTCGCAGATACTGCTGTTCCCTTTTCCTGTAGTAGAACTATTGTGACGTTAGTTCCCCAAGCAGCTTGCAAGGTCTGTAGGACGTTGGATGTAGCTGTGTCATTGAGGAAGTCGATTGTGACTGATGATGCCTCAAGGCCTTTAACGAACTTGTGTCCGCCATCGCCCATCGCTGTCACTTCAAGTTCGTCGAAAGTGCGACTAAGTGTTACTGCGGTAACGTGATCTGATAGATCGACTGAGTTAACCTTCACGCCGACCTTGTTATTTAAGAATACAGCCATGAGATTATTCCTCGTCT